TGTTTAGTTCTCTTGAAAATTGGTTTATCCCACCAGCCCCTGAACCGGAAAAAGAAGAAACAGTCTATGCAGCACGCCAATTTCTTAACCGAAAGATGCAGGAATATATAGATAAGGCAGTACGGGAAGAAATGACTCCCGAAGAAAGCATGAAACAACTATTTACTGAAATTATCTATGTCTTGGGTCTATTGCGAAAGCATGGAAGTGAAGGTGGAGTAGACGCATACTAAGTATGAATGGATTAGCGACATGAAAATTACAAAACGACAACTCAAGCAGATTATTAAGGAAGAGCTTTCAAATATCACAGAAGGTGGTGCCATGGGGCACTATGAACGACCAAGTAGCCCGCACGCCGGCAAGAGTGTGGAGGAAATAGTGAGCTGGCATACTGATAAGTGGGATAAGAATATCAGTGACTACGGTAAAGTAATGCATGGAGATATGCTTTCGCACATAATTAATACGATGATGTATGCTGTGACAGATAGCATGCGAGAGCCTGGAGTGCAAGAGGAATATTACGCTCATTTATCTGACGAGGAATATGCACGTCTTGAGGAAATTCTGAATCAAGAACTTAAACAGCGAGAAATGTAATGCCTTATGAACGAAAAGGAAAATGTGTCTACAAACAAGGGGAATCTGATCCCGTAGGCTGTTCCGATTCGGCAGAAAAAGCAAAGAAATACTTAAAGAAACTCTACTCGGTGGAAGAGATTGTCAGAGAAGAGATTAAGAAATATTTAAAAGAAAGGAAAAACAAGTGATGAATTATGTATCAGGAAAATTAGATAGATTAGTAGAGAAAGCAATTTCTCGTAAGTTTATGGTTTGGTTAACGGCGACAGGGTTGTTGGCGTTTTCTGATCTAGCATCCGGCGATTGGGTTATGATCTCCGCAATTTACATTGGTGGTCAGGCTATTATTGATGGCATTGCTCGAATGAAAGGTGTGTGATGATTAAAGTTGACTGGCTTAAAGTTTTGGGGTTCATAAAGAAAAACTGGAAAGAAATAACAATTATTGTTCTTTTGCTTGCAGTTATTGGCAAAATGCGTTATGATTATAAGCAACTTGAGAATTCTTATCAAACAAGCCAGCAGTCTCTTCAAAATCAAATCGAAGGTTTGCAAGAAATTCACGCCGAAGAATTACAAAGAAAAGAACACGCATTGCAAACCTATCGCGATGCATTAGAATTATTGGAGAGAGAGTATGAACAAGAAAGAGATGAAATTGAAGTGGTGGTTGAGGAAAGAATTGTTGAAATTGAGACAACGATCGATAACAGAAAGCAGTTCACCGAAAACAAAGAAGAACTCGCAGAACAAGTAACAGATACATTCGGATTTCAGTATGTTCCTTAAAGCATTGTTATTTTCAATGGCGGCTCACGCAGGTGAGCCACCACAATTTACCATTCTTGGTGAGAATGAGCCAGCACCCTTTGAGGGTGTTTTGTTCAATAAGCGCGGTATCGCTGAGTTGTTGGTTATGCCTGAAGAATATAGAATGGGTTGCGACCTAGAGATTGAATACCAGTTAGACGTTCAAGCTACTGAGTTTCACCTTGAGCGCCAAAATTTTCAAATTCGCTTAGATGCCCTGACGCGCGAATACGATTTGCGCATCGAACAAAAAGATATCGAGATTGTCGCGCTGCAAGAGGCAATGTTAAATCAATCGCCAAGTAATAAATTGTGGTGGTTTGCCGGCGGTGTTGCTGCTGGGATTGCAACTACATACGCCGCATACAGGATGTTCAATGAGCGATGATCCAAATAGAATTGCAGCAATAGAAAAAGCAATTGCTGAAAAGTACGGAAAAGAAACCATACAAAATCCGAAAGGAAATTGGAGTCAAGCAAAAGAAAAAGAATATCTCGAACAGTCAAAAGAGTTCTATAAGAAACAATATAAAAATGACGAATGGCAAGAAAAAGTAGATGTTAATGGGATTAAGATCTCAAAAAAACTACTTAATAGAGAATCTTTAAAATGTTGTCCCGTCTGTGGATCCTTTCCAAAGAAATCAATGGATGATGTTTGTCTTCTTAAATTTGAATGTTGCAGTAAATGTTATATCCAGTATGTTGAAGACAGAGAAGAAAGATGGCTAAAAGGATGGAGACCTGATGAAACTTGATACACAGACCCTAAGAAAAATAATTAAAGAGACTTTGAATGAAAGTGCCGGTTTAGATCCTACTAAAAAGGCAGTACTACAGAAACAGACTCGCGATGATTCGATTAGCAAACAAACTGCGGGCGTTGGGAGATTGACTCAAGCTGAGGTTGATGTGGTCGCTGTTTTAAGGCAAGTCATAAAGACTCTTGAGTCCCCCGGAACACAAGTATCCGGAACTGCAAAGAATCTCGTGATACGCCTAAGAGATGAAATTGGTAAGACTACAAAAAAATAAGGAGAAAGTTATGGCATCAATTTATGAAATCGTACAGGGGCTATCGCAAGCCGCTGCAAATGCGTATGATGGAGCATTAGGCGAGGACTTATCTCCGACTACTACTGGCGCTTTGCGCCGCGAAGAGGGCGATGCGCTCATTGATAAACGGGTTATGGATGGATTTAATGTTAAATTTTATGGTAATATGATGTGTCTTACTTATCATTCTGAAATTCAACTAAAAGAAGTATATGCATCTGGTTTTGAAACAGATATAGATCAAAGACTTACCGATATTAAAGGATGGCTCACCAAAGAATATAAGCGGATCACTGGAAGTTCTGTGTCTTTAACCGAAGAGGGCGAAGTTGATGTAAAAGTAGAGAATTCTTCGCGAGTGCGTTCGTGGGTTGTAGCTAAAAAGCACTATAAAGTCGGCGGTCTTTCCAAAGAAATGAACGACGATAACAGTGGCTCTACTAATCCGGTGGAATCTAGCTGGAAAACATTCTTAGATCAAGGAGGCTGGGGTTCTCGTCCTGATAACGATACAAGGAAAAAGGACTGATGAAAATCACACTTGAAAGATTACGCGAGATTATAACCGAGGAAGTTATCAAAGAGGAGCTTGCTCCTGAGATAGCTGCGCCGGCGATTGCGGCAATGCTTCAAGGATCCGAAGCTGAAGTTACTTCGGATATCTTCGGCGCCGTCTTTGATCAGATGTACGGAGAAGGTGCTTTAGACGCTGAAGCAGAAAGAATGGCCGATGCCGAAGAACCAGAAATGAGAAAATCAATTAGAAGCCCTGGGCAAGAAGAAGCTGAAGATGTTCCGGTAGAGCTTCCAATGCAGGGAAAAATTCGAAGCCTGGAAGAAAGTATTGAGATTGAAATAATAGATGATTAATGAGTTTCCAACTATCAAAACAAGAACAAGTAAAAGAGATACTTAAGTGTGGAAAAGACCCCTCCTACTTCCTCAATAACTACGCAAGAATATCGCACCCATTACATGGACTTATTCTTTTTAACACTTTTGACTTCCAAGACGACCTTCTCAAAGATTTTAATGATTACCGTTTTAACGTTATTCTAAAAGCTCGTCAGCTAGGTATCTCAACTATTACTGCCGGCTATATCGTATGGATGATGTTATTCCACCGCGATAAGGCTATTCTTGTTATGGCAACTAAGTTTGCGACAGCAGGAAACTTGGTTAAGAAAGTTAAGAACATTATGCGCAATGTGCCTGACTGGTTAAAAATTGCACAAATCAGTGTAGACAACCGCACATCCTTTGAATTATCTAACGGCTCATCTATTAAGGCGGCTTCAACATCTGGTGATGCTGGTCGTTCGGAGGCCCTGTCGCTTTTAGTTCTTGACGAGGCCGCGCATATTGAAGGTCTTGAAGAATTATGGACAGGTTTGTATCCTACGCTGTCTACGGGTGGTCGATGTATTGCGCTTTCTACGCCCAACGGAGTAGGTAATTGGTTTCACAAAACATGCACAGATTCAGATGCTGGCGCAAATAATTTTAATTTAACAACGCTAATGTGGGATGTGCACCCAGACAGAGATCAAGAGTGGTATAAAAAAGAAACTAAAAATATGTCAAAGCGCCAGATTGCACAAGAGCTTGAGTGTAACTTCAATACATCTGGCGAGACTGTGATTGATCCCGAATGTATGGAGTGGATGCTCTCTACGGTGTGTGAGCCAAAATATAGAACTGGATTTGATAGAAACTTTTGGATTTTTGAAGAATTCGATCCAACATGTAATTATCTTTTAGTAGCCGATGTATCGCGCGGAGACGGTGCTGATTTTTCTACATTCCACATTGTTAAGCTAGAAACGTTGCAGGTTGTTGGAGAGTACCAAGGCAAGCCGACTTTGGATATGTTTGCTAATATGCTAAATAGCGTAGGTCGTGAATTTGGCGGCTGCATGCTTGTGGTAGAAAACAACAACATTGGCTATTCAATATTAGATAAGCTTATAAATGAATATCAATACCCCAATGTATATCACTCTATTAAATCGACACACGAATATATCGAACAACATCAGGCCGAGTTAAGAACGTCAGCAGTTCCTGGTTTTACCACGTCTATGAAAACGCGCCCCCTCATCGTTGCTAAATTAGAGGAGTTTATTAGAAACAAACTAATTACCATATATTCTTCTCGTACTGTGAACGAGATGAAAACTTTTATTTGGAGGAACGGAAAGCCACAGGCGATGAAAGGCTACAATGATGATTTAATTATGGCGTTAGCTATAGCGTGCTGGGTCAGAGATACCGCACTTCAGACCAATGCAAGAGATTTAAATTATCAAAAAGCTTTTATCAGCGCGGTTTATACCACCAGGACGACTATGAATACTAAGATTAAAGGTCAGCATGGCTACAAGAAAGATGAAATTTTTGATAAAATGACTGAAGCAGAAAAATTATATAACCAATATAAATGGATAATTAAGTGAGAAAATAAATGGCACCAAACAACCCAAAGCAAGGAAGAAATCCCGCCAATAGGCAAACAACATTATTTAAATCCTTAACGCGTTTGTTTTCTGGTCCTATTGTTAACTACAGATCACAAACAGGGCGCCGAATTCGCAGACAACATTTGGATAAATTCGCGTCACGATTTAAAAGCGCTTCCGGACAGCAATTTAAAAAGTCTCTCTATAGCCCTCTTGATACTATTGCGACCAATGCTATAGCCAATCAGCGTCGATCTGAGCGTTATATTGATTTTGATCAAATGGAATACATGCCTGAAATAGCATCTACCTTAGATATCTATGCTGATGAAATGACGACTTATTCTGCTCTTAGTCCAATGATTAATATAGATTGTCCGAATGAAGAAATTAAAGCCGTCTTAGCTATTTTGTATGATCAAATTTTGAATGTTCAATATAATCTTTTTGGATGGGCCCGCACCATGTGTAAGTATGGTGATTTCTTTTTATATCTGGATATAGATGATAAGTTTGGTGTTCAGTCTGCTATATCTTTACCCATACAAGACATAGAACGCCTTGAAGGGCTGGACTCCACTAATCCTAATTATATCCAATATCAATGGAACTCTGCTGGTATGACTTTTGAAAACTGGCAAGTTGCGCATTTTCGTATTTTGGGTAATGATAAATATGCTCCATATGGAACTTCTATTCTTGAGCCGGCGCGCCGCATCTGGCGCCAGCTAACATTGATGGAAGATGCTATGATGGCCTATCGCGTTATTCGCTCTTCAGAAAGAAGAGTCTTTAAAATAGATGTCGGCGCTATTCCACCAAATGAAGTTGAGCAATATATGCAAAAAATTGTAACGCAGCTAAAAAGACACTCAGTAGTGGATGCATCTAGCGGAAGAGTTGATTTGCGATACAATCCTATGTCTATTGAAGAAGATTATTTCATCCCCGTTCGCGCAGGGTCGGCTACAGATATCGTTAATCTTGCGGGCGGCACAAATACAACCGAAATAGATGATATTAAATATTTACGCGATAAATTATTTTCTGCGCTTAAGATTCCTCAAGCATATTTGGCCATGGGAGAAGGAGCTGCAGAAGACAAGACTACGTTAGCTCAAAAAGATCTTCGTTTCGCGCGCACCATTCAGAGATTGCAGCGTGTTATTGTTGCCGAGTTAGAAAAGGTTGGAATTATTCATTTGTATACGCTTGGTTTTAGAGGGGATGATTTATTAGCCTTTGACTTGTCGTTAAATAATCCATCTAAAATTGCAGAACTTCAAGAAATTGAACACTGGAAAGCTAAATTTGATATCGCCGGCGCAGCAACTGAGGGCTACTTTTCAAGACGCTGGGTTGCTGAGAAGATTTTTGGAATGTCTCATGAAGAGTTTATGCGCAATCAACGCGAAATGTATTATGATCGCAAGCATGATGCTGCCCTGCAAGGGGTTGCTGAAGCCGCGGCCGCCAGTGAAGGGGGCGGCCTAGGAGGCGGCGATTTAGGAGGCGATCTGGGTGGTGACCTGGGTGGCGACCTGGGTGGTGATCTTGGCGGCGACTTAGGTGGTCCTGAAGAAATGCCTGCCGGTGATGCTGGTACCCCGGCTGAAGGTGGTGGAGATGAATCCCCGTTATTAGCAGTTCCGCCCGGTTCGCGAAATTCTCCACGGACGTATGGGAAAGATGAAAAATATTATCCCGTTAAGCGCGACGGAAGAAAACGTTCTGGATTTCGAAAGAGTCAATTAGCTAAGACTAATTTAGAGAAACGAGGCCGCGCCCAAAGAGCAAGAACTCCCGGATCGGAGATCAATTCAATGGCGAGCAGGGATAATATTGCAGCAATCCCTAGCATTGCAAAAGGTATTTATGAAGATAAACAGTCTATTTATAACTTGAGAGAACAAAACGAAGAAGATAGACTTTTTAATATCAATAAATCTATCAAAACTCTTCTAGAAAATCTAGAAAATAAAGACAACCTATTAGCGGAGCATCAGGATGAAGATAAAGCACAATAAAAAAAGGAACACAGCGTTTATTTATGAGTCATTAGTCAAAGAAGCAACAGCATCGATTATTAAAAATGACGCACCTAGACGAAAAAAAGCTTTTCGTATTCTTAATAAACATTTTGCGGAAGGCTCTTTGTTGCGCAGTCACTTAGATTGCTATAGGTCTTTATACGAAACCAACAGTATAGATAAACATACAGCTGAAAAGATTTTAAAAGAAGCAAAATTGAGCGCTCGACTTGTAGACCCCCAAGTGTTATTCAAAAAGCAAACGGAATTAATAAAAGATGTAAACGAAGAATACACTTCGGACTTTTACAACACTTTTGTGCCGAACTATAGAACATTGGCTACAATTGCTCAAATATTTTCTGGAAAACTTTCGCCGAAAAATTCTATTATTTTAGAAAGTCACTTAATTGATAATATGAGTCACACGCCAATAATTCCAAATGAAACTGCTAAAATTGATGGATTGGTCTTAGAGCGCTTCATTAGTAAATTTAACGAGAAGTATAATACCACTCTATTAGCCGAACAAAAAGAATTGTTGACTCATTATATTTCTTCTTTTGTGGACAATTCCTTGTCTTTAAAAGTTTTTCTTAATGATGAAATAGCACGATTGAAAGAGGCTCTGCAAAATTCACTTAATGTTGCAGAGATCAAAGAAGATCCTTCGATGGCTCGAAAAACACAATTAGTAATTGAGAAACTGGAAGGGTTTTATTCACATAAACTAGACGAAGGCGCCCTGCTTACTATTTTAAAAACACAAGAATTAGTAAAGGAAATTAAACAAAATGGCGATTAAAGTTAAAATCGGCAAAGGCGCCAATGTTGAAGTTGTGCAGCTTGAAATGGATATCCGTAAAAGTCTAAACGGCGACTTAATGATTTTTGATCATGGCGATATTGATATTGTTTTATCCACAAATAGTAATAAAATATTAGCTTTCCCCAAAGAGACAATGAATGATTTAGTGTATGGTGCGCAAAATAGGTTATTCGCACATTTACGCAAACGCGGATTGGTCATTCCTGAATCTATTCAGGCCGGCTCATATTACGGATCTTTTGAAGGCACCCTTCAAAAGCCTTTTAACGAGAGCCTTAACTCTGCTAAATTAGCTCTAATTAACATCAATTCTTTTATTGAAGAAGAGAGGCCATATTTTGAATCCACAGAGGCCATCATTTCAATGGCTGACGACGAATTGACCCACCCGGACAAAACAGACTCCACAGAACTGGGAGAGGTACCCCAGCGTACAGAGCAGGGCTCAATCCGAACCGGGTTTGTTAGAGATCCTTACTCGCTAAATTATCTTTATACAATATAGGAATTACAAGATGTCTGAAATGAAATTAATCATGGACAGCTGGCGAAAAGTTGTAAATGAAAATGAGGCTGATGAAGAAGGGGTTTCTAACATAAAAACAGTACGAGATGTTCAAACCATAGGCGATTTGAAGGCTCTAATCCAGACAGCCCAGCTTAAAAAAAGGGGAGATCAGCTAAAAGGTGGCGTTGTCGACGCAGCTAAGAGCGCCGTGGTTGATGAATTGATAGGAAAAGTTCCGTTTTTGGCGAGTGCCAAAACTATGTTTGATTTTGCTAAACAAGCTTACCAGCTTCCAGACGAATCAAGAAGCGGCACTGCTTTGGATTATTTAGATGTTGATGATGATGTTTCCAAAATTGTTGACGACCCTATTGAGAATGCGTTTTTAAAAACTCTAGGCGCCACATTAGAAAAAATGGATGATAGAACCCCGCTTAAAAACTTAAACATCACTAAGTTGCTGCAAAATTATATCTCTCAAAATTTTAACAAAAGAACGGTATCGGGAACAGAATGACAGAATTATTAACATTCATACTTTGCGCCTACGGGCTTACGCAAATTCTTGTCTATGGCAAGATTTTATCGAGACTAAGACCAAAGAAAGGCAAACTTGGAGAACTAGCAAACTGCCCTATGTGCATGGGTTTCCATGTTGGTTGGCTATTAATGCTACTTTCTCCCTTTACAGAACTATTTAGTTTTGATGTAACTGTATTTAATTTCTTCCTTCTTGGAGGTTTATCATCGGGAACATCATACATTTTATCAATGCTCTTCGGAGATGACGGAGTAAAACATGAACACAAGTTGGACTAATAAATGGATGTTACAGCCAGTTCGTCGCTGCTGTAAAGGATCGTGACGATGGGAAAGAAATTATTAAGAGAATATTATGAACTCTGCGAAGGTGGTGTTTGCCAGGATCTTTTAACTGAAGAAGAAAAAAGATTTGTGGCCAGCGGCGGTATGATATTATCCGGAAAACTTCAAGAGGCCGATGTACAAAACGGAAATGGCCGAATATATCCTCATCGCGTCTTAATGAGGGAGATGAAAAACTATCAAAAGCTTGTACAAGAGCGCCGAGCCCTTGGAGAATTAGATCATCCAGAAGATTCAGTTATCAACCTCAAAAACGCCTCGCATCTTGTAACGGATGTTTGGTGGGATCAGAAAAATGTTATGGGCAAAGTTAAAGTCTTGGATACTCCCTCTGGGCAGGTTTTAAAAAGTTTAGTGAATTCTGGCGTTAAACTTGGAATCTCTTCTCGGGGAATGGGCTCTGTGCAGGAAAGCGCAGGTCAGACAATTGTCGAGGATGACTTCCAATTAATTTGTTTTGATTTTGTATCTGAGCCTTCGACGCCGAATGCATTTATGATGCAAGAAGCAAAAAACTATTCCAACAAAGTTTTCACTAAGGCTGATAGAATAAACAGATTATTAAACGAGGTGTTGGATGAAGAAGTCTGAGCTAAAACAGCTTATTAAGCCTCTTGTTAAGGAGTGTATTCATGAAGTTCTTCTCGAAGAAGGCCTTCTTGCTAATATAGTATCTGAAGTGGCCACCGGCCTTGGCGGAACGCTCATGGTTGAAGCCAGAGAGATCCCAACGCCCCCACAGACGATGAGCCAAAAAGCATCCGAATCGCGCACTCGAATTAGTGAGCATCGCGCTAAACTAATGAATGCAATGAACAAGGATGCTTATAATGGAGTTAATTTGTTTGAAGGAACAGAGCCTTTTAATAATTATGAAGCGGCTGCTCCCAAAAAAGGCTCCGTTGATTTAGGGCACCCAGGAGACTCTGGTGTTGATATCTCATCTTTAGTTGGGGGCGCTTCAAAAATTTGGAAGGCGATGAAATAGGAATACAATGGCTAATAAAATAAATGTAATAGTAACCGCTAGAGAGTGTAGAAACAACAATGAAAGATTGATTCGCAAGTTTAATAAAAAAGTCAAAAAAGAGCGAATTATTGAACAGGTAAAAGATCGCAGAAGGTATAAAAAACCTTCTGTTGTAAAAAAAGAAAAAAGAAAGAGAGCCCATCGCGCACGTCTTCGCGAACAGCTAAAAAAACAAAGAGCAATAGAAAGACGCAATAGAAGAAATAAATGACTATTTATGTTAAAAGCACTAAAACTGGAGGTTTATAGACATGGCAAGTGCAAATCAATTTACATCAAGCTGGGCTGTCGGAGTCGGGCTCAATAATGTGGGCTCATACCAAGTAAGCGGCCGCCCCTTTGCTAGTGGTTCTGTAAACGCGACCAGTGCCGTTAAAGTATCTTTCCCCAACGTAACTAAATGGGTTCAGGTCATCAACAAAGCGGGCACCCCTTTGAAAGTGGGTTTTTCAGAGGCCGGTGTAAGAGCAGACGCCAATTGGACTGCCACTTTAGGAAAGGCCGCCGGCGTTGCATATTTTACAGTACAATCAGGAAGCGCCAATGGCGGTGTTCTTGGTAAGAGCGAAGTGATGGAAATAAAAGTATCACAATTGTGGCTTTCCGGATCGTCTGCTGTTGAGGTGGTGGCCGGCCTAACTAACATTTATGGCGGCCGAGCAGCTACTTCAACTGGGCCTAACTGGAGTGGTTCAATTGGGGTTGGGTAAGTCAGCCATTATTAGTGAACCTTTTATTATAATACTGGCTATTTATAGTTAAAAGGGGGCAGATAAATGGCTTATAACACCTCTAAAGGGCCTAGGCAACTTGGCGACATAAAAAACGAAGATGATGTCGATACACGACTCGACTGGGAAGATGATTACATAGGCCTTAAAACGGGCGGAACAACACGCCTTGCTATCTCTGGAACCGCCGGCAATGTTGGTATTGGGACGGTGAACCCTTCCCACACCTTACAAATTGATTCGAATTCTGGGGTTGAGGGTCTGCAAGTTAATGGCGCTGCAAACCAATACGTAGTCAGCTTTAGAGCTAGCACAACCACAGGACAATCCTATGGCCCTTATGTGCGCGCCGGCACGAACGGTTCCGATGCAGCGCTTGTCGTAGAGAATGCCGCTGGAACAACATCATTACTCAAACTGACTGGCGAGGGATTACTCGGCATCGGAACGACCAGTCCAAACCGAATGTTAGAAGTTCAGAACGATGACAACTCTCCTCAACTTCGAATAACTCATACTGACGAGACACACTTTACCGACTTTTCTACTACCAGCAACGGTAGACTTCGT